TGTATCATAATTACCCTGTGATGGCGCAAAGAGAAATTCCTTTGGATAACTAACTACCACTGCCTCATCATAAAAAATCTTGAAGAATGTTAAAATACTATCCCTTGAACCTTTGGTCAAATAATACTTTACAATTTTCTTATATAAAGATACTCTATCAAATGCCACCGCATCAGGCACATTCATAGCAACTTCTTTTTGAATAGAATCCAAATATTGAAGAGAAGTTTTATCAATGTCTTGTTCTACAAGAATATTATTTATTTCTTGTGATGGAAGACCATCAGTATTTAAATATGTATAATAATCTTCTAGAAGATCAATGAAATTTTGTGCGCCTTCTCTAAGGTGAATAGGTATTAAACTGTTCACAGTATTCGGCTCCGTGGTCGCCGCACGGGCTTGTGCTATAGGTACATCCATATTAATCTTGTCTATTAAAGGTTATGTAATCTGATGCTCCAGCCGCGCCTGAGATAGATACGGTATCTTTATCAGCTACAACTATTGTTTTATCCGCATCCAATTGTAATAATGTATTTCTCTTAGCAACAATGTCACTCGAAGCAGGAGAAGCATATAATTTTATTTTAGGTCGATCATCAGAAAAGATAGGAGAGAAATTAATCTCACCTGTCAATGGATTTAGAGTTCCAATATTACTATCAACCTTGACTTCATTTCTTTGTGCATCAAGTCTATATGTGTAAATTCTTCTTTCACTAGAATTAAGTTTTTCATCAGCTAATCTAACATTGAAACCACTCTGTTTGAAAACATCGCTTGATAACATTGAATCGGACTGATCAATATCTCCATCAAGTTGTAGATTAAAAGCAAAAGTTGAGGATACATTTTTAACTGCATCAAGATCAAGGTTCTTATAAACATAAACTCTAGCCAAAGAACTTATGATAGATATATCCGTAAGATCAATTTTTGTTAATAGATTTGAGTGTCGGAATACAACATTAAATTTCTTTAATTCATCTTCATTAAATGTTCGCAGTGTATCCTTCACTTGGGTCTGAATCTCAGATTTGTTTAAAGTAGTCTGATTAGAATTATATTTAAAGATAATCTCAAAATAGATGTAAGTATATTCTGGGTCTACAATACTTGTTGATGTGGATGCAACATTTTTAGATTTTAATAATTCACTAAGTTCTAATTTTTGAGAAGAAGTAAGTGTCTCAGCATTATGTGGCTTTACCGCAACAAATACATCACCGTATCTAGGTGGAACATTGTCTTCTCCACCCCAAACAGAAATAATTTCAGCGGGCTCATAATCTCTATGAATGAGTGCCATGTAATCATCAACTGTTACACCTCTCTCTTGTGATATGAAAGTAAGTGGTGCATTGAAACGAACAGAATCAATGGATTCTCGCTGAGCTCCACCAGTTGATTTTGTATTCAGAGTAATTGATTTAGGTGTGATACCACTTGTTGCCCAAGTAAATGTGGTTGCGTTATTCGCAGCCTCACCTGATGTGCTGATATACTCAAGTTCAATTATATTCTGTCCAAGTGGTTCTTTTCCATAGATATTGTTACCAAATTCAATCTGATGATTTCCATCTGAAGTCTCGCTTATGAAATAGATTGCACTATCCGATTCGATTGAACTAAATGTTGTAAACCTTGAATAGACCGTAAAATTATTTGTATTATCATTATCAAATAATTTAACCTTTAGTGTAGAAATATCAGCAGTATCATCCTTGAGAATATACTGTTGATTACTGTTCAGAAAATCTCTAACAATAAATCTTTGTGATTTTAGAATACCTTCGAAGAATTTAACCGCAGTAAATACATATTCATTATTACCATCTAAAGTTGCTTCGTGATCATCCAAGGTTATAAAGGAGTATGTTATACCATCGATCTTTGATGTAACCTTTGATAGTGAAGGAAGTGTATAGGTAGCTGCATTATCATTAATGGAACCAGGAATGACAATATCCAATGTACAATAAGGAGATAGAATACTTTTTGGAATATAAGAAAGCAGTTTTGCTCTTGAGACAACGTTCTGTCTCAACTGTGCCGAATCAAGAAATGATTCATTGATCGCAGTATGAGCATGGATAGCATTGTAGTGCGTATTATACGCCAGTATATCCATCAATGTGTTGAGACCTGACCCTTCAAAGTCATAATCTTTATATTTTGAATCGGGTAAGGACTTAAAATGTGTGATCAAATTTTCTTTGATCTTATCAAAATCCAGTTCTGTTACATTAAATTGTGTTGCCATTTATCTTATTCTTTCTAGGTAGAATTCTATTTCTTGTCTTATTTGAGAAAAGATAACATTGAATTTTATATTTATTAAATATTCATTCCTCTCAGAGTTATCTAAAACTTCAACTTGTACACCGTTTGCTCTGCTTTCATGTTCTTTAAGGACTCTATATATTTCATCCTTTATTGATTCCTTAGTGAAGGCATCATTATTCTCAAATAAAAGCCCTGTCACACCACTTCCAAGAGTAGGTTGGAAAGGTCTTTCCATAAAATTAGTCATCACCAAATTCTTAACAGAAATCTTTACAGCATCAATATCTTTAACCACAGTCAAATCCTTTGTATTTGGGTGTATGGTAAGATTCAATGGTATGTCTGAATAAATTCTTTTTCTTCCAGCTCTGGAATTACTGACATTATCTGAAAAGTTATTAAGCATTATGTATTATTTATATATTTTATGTATGAATGATATTCTAATTAAGGAAGATATTCGGTGCAGTTGTTGTCTGATTACCACCGTAAGATTCGGTTACAGTACCACCAGTAGTCTGTTTCAAAGTCTTGCCTATGTTTTCTTCATAATAACCACCAACATTTGTGATCACATTTCCATCAACCTGAATATTCCAATTACCTTTAATGTATGTTGAACAATTAGCATCAACGGTGAGATTACAGTTTCCTATAACATTCACATTTCTATTTTTGACAACAACCTGAAAATCATTTCCGACAATTACACTTGTTTCATCGCCAACTGGTGTGATTTCTCTATACGTACCTGTTCTATGAATCGTTGAGATTCTTTCTTGACCTGGTGTGCAATCAACTTCAATGATGTGGGATGCTTCATCTGCATCATCTTTCTTCTCATAAGATAAAACATGATTGGCAGGATATACAGGTGCAACAACCTCATCGATTGGCGGAAATTCCCAATCATTTTCGTGCGCAGCATTTGCGGTTGGAACTTTATCATGTTCATCTCTCAACTCTACTTTCTTTGTATATGAGAAAGCCTGTTTATAATTAATTTCTGACGTTGTCTTAGCCGCTCTTGGTGTTTCGGGTATATCTAATTTTTCTGGTACTGGATATCTCTCATCAGGGTCAGTAAATCCATATTGATAATCAACCGCACTTGATTGACTTGGAATCGAACCCATGATCACAGGATCCTGCGCATTAGAACCGTCTCGAAAGAAACCAACTACCCAAGAACCTTGATAAAGTCCTGTGGCAGATTGACCACTCTCTGTCATAGATGCAGATGTTATCGGTACCATTGGAGTTGCCCAAGGTAATTTATCTGTTGCGATTCCCTCTTCTTCTTGCTTATTCTTTGTATGATAACCGTAGCATCTAACTCGACATCTACCCATCTCTAACGGATCATTGATATCCTCAACCACTCCTGTGAACCAGAAAAAGGTTCCACCATTGTATATAAAATTTTCTGTGTTCATACCGTTATATTAAATCCATCTCTTTTTATTCTCAGATTAGTATAATATTCACCATTTTCAAAATTATGAACAGCTGATGTGATTATATATTTACCTGACATATGTTTATCATGTTCACCGCCTTGAGAATTTTGTGTCTTATCTCTTTCTCTCGGATCAATCGCACGTGTGATATTTAATTTAATTACAGTACCAGCGTTGAGTTCTAGATCACCAAATAATTTGATATCGTGTGTAGTTGAATCAAGTAGTTCTAAATGTGCTTTTGTTCTTCCTTCAGAATCTTTTTTCATTTCATTATAATTCTTATCGATACCTTCAAAAGAAAAAGCATTAATCGATGTGAATTCACAATGCGCTTGAAATTGTTTATCGATTGTTTCATCGACCACTGTCTTTTCTGTTGAATAAGAATTATTTTTATTTAATAAAGGAGATATGGTTGAACCATCAAATTCTTCCATAGTAAATTGTTTATTACCTATATCCAAATAATAATTTTCTGATGCGTATGCACCAGCCATACCTAGAAAAAATTTACTTAATTTTAAGTCTGATGTTATCTCAAGTATTCTAAATTTTCTCTGATTAAAATCATCATCGGTATGTACATCGTAATCAAATTCTCTCGCATCATAATATTCATTATGAATATCCTCGGAACAAATATCTGAAAAAGATTTTAGATGAATTATTCCATCTAAAGTTTGATAAAAATAGAATGGTGATCCTCCTTCAGTAAATGATTTTTTTCTGAGCCATTCTACACAACGCAAAGGTGTATTATAATTAAGAATGCCTTGAAATCTTGTATCAGATGGCGTATCAACTACAAAATTTTCTTCTTTTAAATCTCCTACCATTATACTCTCAATAATCTCAGATGTGCTACCTTCCACCGCTCTAGAAATCTTCTTGAATTCAGAATTATATGCATGATTTGAAATTCCATTTAAAGTAAAAGCCTGAATATATTTCTCTGTCGTTTTACCATACGTCGGATATTCTGTAATAGCAAACTCAAGAATAATTTTTACTTTATCACCATTAACATCGGGTTTAAAGAAACTAAATCTTATTTTCTCTTGACCTATGATGGGAAAATCTTCAATGAGATTATTTGTATCTTTAATGTTTACCTTACACATAAGTGTATTGGAATAGATACTCTCGGTTATAGAGAATTTGGCAACTACATTCTGAATCTCATATACTTCACCTTTGTGATTCTCAAGTTCTATTTTTTGAAATGAGTAAGCCGCAGGTGTGATAGGTTTATTACCACCTAATGATATATTT